ACGGTCGTTGGTCGGTTGAGAAGTTCAAAGGTCTGATGTTCCAGATCGAGCGTGATGCGAATGCGATTGGTCAACAGACTCGTCGCGGTAAAGGTAACATGATCATCTGCTCTGCTGACGTTGCGTCCGCTCTTCAGATGGCTGGTGTCCTTGACTACACGCCTGCTCTTAACAACACACTGAACGTTGATGACACTGCGACAACTTTCGCTGGTGTGATGAATGGTCGGTTTAGGGTATATGTTGACCCATATTCTGCTAACGTTGCTGCTTCTCAGTACTACGTCTGTGGTTATAAGGGAACATCACCTTATGATGCTGGATTCTTCTACTGCCCATACGTGCCACTACAGATGGTTCGTGCGGTTGGTGAGAACTCGTTCCAGCCCAAGATTGGTTTCAAGACCCGTTATGGTCTTGCTGCGAACCCATTCGCTGCCGCGGGTGCGGTTGCCGCTGGTGACACGGTTAACACCGATGCCTCACTGGATGCGAACACCAACGCTTGGTATCGTCGCGTTAAAGTCACAAACCTTATGTAATAATAAGAAAAAAGTTTGTGATCAAACTTGGGGAGTACTCGAAAGGGTGCTCCCCTTTTTCTTATAAATACTTACATGGCAACAACAAGAACAATAGACAGACAACCTGATAAGTTAGACTACCTAAGTCCAACTCAGTTCAAGTTTAATATTCACCAACTTCCAAAGGTAGAGTTCTTTACTGTGTCTGCACAAATACCCTCTATTAGTATGGGTAACGCGGTCATGCCGACAAGACTTGTAGACCTTCCTATGATGGGTGATAAAATTACCTACGACCCACTTACGATATCTTTTATCTGTGATGAGTTTTTAGAGAATTACCTATCTTTGCATGAGTGGATAACTGGAATTGGTTTTCCAAAAAGCACAGACCAATTCAAGAACTTTCGTGCATCAACATCTGCAACACCATCTACGACTAGGGGGACTAGTCAAGATATCGGTGACACACAACCGGCAACTGCTGCGAGAGCAATGTTCTCAGATGCATCATTGACAGTTCTCTCAAACAAGAACAACCCAGTGGTCAACATTTTCTTCCGTGACCTTTATCCAACTGCGTTAGATGCAATAGAGTTTACTCAAGCTGCAACTGATGTGGATTATATTGTTGTGAGTGCAACTTTTGCATACTCAATTTATGAGATTGAAAGTATATAAATAAAAATGAGCAGATGCGATAAACTTTAACATTTATTAAATCTGAGACTTAATATCTAGTGACCACTCGGCAGCCTCACTAGGGTCAATATATACAAGGAGAGTAATCAACTCTGCTCACTTTTTTAGGAGGATTACAATATGTCGTTTGTGCTTGGAACCGCTGGTGTAAAACGTGCTACTGTTTCTGAAACTGATGTGGCATTATCAGGATTTTATCTCACCCATGTTGCTCTTCAAGGACCAGCATTTATTTCTGGTAGTAGTGAGTCTAATGCAGCAATTGTGATGCATCAAGATGTTTTGGGTAAAATAAGATTCACAAGTTATGCTTATGACGGCGATGGTACTTTTTCTGGTGCGACACAGGAAAGACAGATTGATGGTGGTGGTGGCACTATTTCAAACTACAGTGCTGTTTCACTCGGTGAAACTAAATTCTTTTGCTCTGGCAGACAAGGTGCTGGTATAAGTCCTGCATTTCAATCAGACGGTGTTATTGTTGAGGGATTGAAAGATGGTGCTGCGGGAACTGTCTCAACTGATATGTTTGCTGCTAATGGTGCAAACAGAGAATTTTATAATGCTCCAATGAGAATGGGTGCAACAAATTTTGTTTGTTGGTCAAATTCAAATCATGCAGGGGGTTACGCGGGAAACTCTACCGCTGGTAGCGCAACCTTCACCTTATCAGCAAAAATAGGGGGTTTTACCTCTCAAGCTAATGGTGGTGGTGGTTCTAACTTATACGATCCTAATCATTTTATTAATCGCGGTGGACCAAAACGTGTTGGTGGAACTGGCAGTTTAAGAGCGCGTGGTGGTAATGGTGCTGAATTTGTTTTATTAAACATGGGTACTAATGCCACCTCACAAACTTCAATGGATGAAAACGCAACCCAACTTGATGTTGTTCACCATCTTTGGGATGGAACTAGTGGAAGCACAATTGCACAAACTAAAAATGCAGATGATATAACTTTACCATCTCATACAGGTAGTACGGTAACTCCTTTCTTATTAACTTGTTCATGGGGAAATGCAGTTATTCATTATGACAGTAACGCTAATACTGGTGCAATATTTCCGATAACATGGAGTGGCTCCACTTCAAATGTGGGTAGTAGTGTTGCTACAGATTTCCAAGGTATCCCTACTACAGAATTAACTTTAAACAATCCTGACGGATATGGAGCTGACTCATCCCCCGTTTCATCACAAGAAATTGATGAGGATAGATTTTATATTCTTAGGTTATTTCATGTGGGTTCTGGAACTGGAATACAATCATGTGAACTAGTGATTAGAAGTGATGGATCACATGATTTTAGAATAATAAAAGATATACCAACGCCAACAGCCTTTAGTAGTGTTAATCTAACAGGCAACTCATTGACAGAGGTATACAATGTAAACTTTGATGCTCGCGGGTTTCCACAGGACTGTGTGATTGCATATGGTTCGGGAGCAAATTCAGGCGACATTATTTACATACATGATGCCTTTACGTAATGGAGATTAGGTATGTCTGAACTTAAAGATAGAATCAAAAATGATACTGACATGAGTAACACAGAGGTAAATGCTGCAAACAACGTTTATCGCGGTGATTTAGAATCGGCAGTTTTTAATGCAAGATTAAGAATAGAGGCCATTGATGGTGATGCTCATACTGATGAAGAATATAATGACGCACAGATGACTGCATATCATGAGCTGTTTATAGCTTGGTTGAATAGAAATATATGAAAGATGTGAAAATTCAAGACAATTTTCTTGAACAAAATTATTTTGATAAATTGATAAAAGAAGTTGATGGCCCGTTTTGTCCTTATTTTATACAGGACCATGTGAACTTCCCAAACGATGGTCATTTTCAAATGACACATACAATTTACACCGATTGGCAACCCCGAAGTGATCTCTACAATCACTTTGTTCCCTTTTTTCAAAAATTGGATATATTTACTTTGATACGTTGCAAAATAAATTTACTTCCAAGAACGGATAAAGTTATTGAACACGGATTACATATTGATATAGAGAACAGTCTCAACTGTTGTAAGACCTCTGTGATGTACCTAAATACAAATAACGGATATACTTTGTTTGAAGATGGAACTAAAGTTGACAGTGTTGCTAATCGATTGGTGACCTTTAACAATTCTACAAAACATAGTGGAGCCACAAATACCTGTGACAAACCATATAGATTAGTATTAAACGTGGATTATATTTAATGAACTTAGATGAACTAAAAATTATTGCAGAAAAAGACCTTCCAGTTACAAACGATGAACACATTGACCAAGAGTCATACAAGAATCAAGTTATCAAACAAAAGTGGTTAGACTTCAAGTCTGACTTTGAATTGATGCTTATCAAAGCACGAACAGACCATCAACAACTTTATCGAGAGAAGTGGGAGTATTATGGTGGTAAGGCGGATGCAAAGGTCTATGCTGCAAAACCTTTTGATATAAAAGTGATGAAGACAGATTTGCAGATGTATGTGCAGTCCGATGAGGATATTCTACGTTTGCAAAATAAGATTGGTTATTACGAAACTTGCGTGGATTATTGCAAAGGTGTTATCAAGTCTATCGATAATCGTGGGTGGGATATTCGTAATGCAACAGATTGGAAAAAGTTTGAAGCAGGGATGATATAATGATTTGGGGTTATCATACATTATTCGATTGTAAGTCCGGCGACATATACAAGATTTCTAGTGAAGGAAATATTAGTCTTTTCGTGTGTGACCTTATTTTTGAAATTGACATGAAAGCTTACGGACCTTTACAGATAGCACAATTTGCTGAACACGATCCAAGGGTTGGTGGTTTTAGTTTTTGTCAGATGATTGAGACAAGTAACATTACTGGACACTTTGTGGATGCGACAGGTGATTTCTACATTGATATTTTTTCTTGTAAAGGGTATGACGTTAGTGTCGCACAGAGATTGATACAAGAATTCTTTGATCCTAAAGAGATTAAAAAGACATTTATAGAGAGAGGCGTTTGATGCCATCAAAAGAGGACATTATGCAAGCACTTGAAGCAGTGCATGACCCGCATGTGCCTGTGAGTTTACGTCGAATGGGTATGCTTCGTGAAATCAATATTACTCAAGATGGTATTGTAAATGTTCAAATTTGTATTCCGTGCATGGGATGCCCCGGCGTAGGTATGTTACGTGAAAACATCCGTGATGCAGTGATTACTTTGCCTGGCGTAACAGATGTAATTGTTGAGGAGGGATGGCATTTGCAGTGGTCACGGGATATGATTGAACCAGAAGTTCAAGACATGATGCGAGTTAATGGCATACAGGTTTGACGAGGGAAGGACGTAGGATGGATATAGATGAATATATTGGATATTATCGTGGAATAGTGTCAGATCAAACTTGTAGATATCTCCAAAGTGTAGAAACTTATAATTGGAAAAAATCAACATACTCTAATCATTCTGGTAAAGTGAAGAGTGAAAAACGTGTACAGATGGATGAGACTTGGGTACGACAAGGAGATAGTGGTTACGACCAGATAAAAGAAGCATTTGAGAAGGTAATTAAATTATACTCTACTGATTTTCCATTATTCAGTGTTCAGAGAACTACAGACTTTAGAATAAATAGATATAATGAAGGTGGTTTTATGTCAAGTCATGTTGACAATATACATCACAGTCATGGACAACAATATGGATATCCTCAAGTAACTGCTCTTTTATATCTTAATGACAATTACGAAGGTGGAGTTTTCAAAGTTGCAGGCAAAACAATTTATCCAGAAAAAGGTTCCGCTGTAATATTTCCTTCTAATTTTATGTTTCCACATCAAGCTGGTGTTGTCACTAAAGGAACACGTTGGAGTATAGTATCATGGTTGATGTAAAAACACACATGTGTTTTCCCACAAATATTCATGAAATAAAAATGAATATGAATAAGCATGATGTAAGAAATATGACATCTTACATGTCAGTGAAATCCATTAATGGAAATTTTTCTAATGGTGCTGAGGATGATCTTCATACGATATCAACCTTTAAATCTCTTGCAGACGGGATAGTAAATTGTTCAAAGATAATTCTTGAGAAGTTTGAGTATCAGTTTGAAGACGTAGAAATCACAAGTATGTGGGGGAATGTGTTGAACAGAGGAAACGCTCATCCACCACATACACACTCAAATAATATTTTATCTGGTGTGTATTATTTACAAAGTGGTTCACCCATTCAATTTTTTGACCCAAGACCAGCGGCACATATTTTTAAACCTAGAAACTCTCCTAACTGGGACAACTCTGCAATGGTGCAGTTTAACTCTGTCGTTGACACTGCGTTCTTCTTTCCGTCTTGGCTTATGCACTGGGTTCCACCCACTCCGAATGAACGTATAAGTATAGCATGGAACATATTGGTACGGGGTCACTATGGTGAACCTAACACATTACAAAATGCGTATATCTAAAAAGAATGAAGTTTATTTGATACTTGATGACATGTCTGAGTCTACTCGGCGTGAACTTACTGAGTTCTTTACGTTTGAGGTGCCGGGTGCAAGATTTATGCCCATGTATCGCAAACGTATTTGGGATGGTAAGATAAGACTGTTCTCACCAGCAAACGGTGAAATATATGTTGGTCTTCTTGATTATGTCATCAAGTATTGTGACGATAATAATGTATCATATGAATTAGAAGAAGGAGTAAGAGATGAGCGGGATGTTGTACGTCAGGTTGCAAGAGGTTTTATCAAAAGTCTCAAACCTAAGTCGCAAGGAAAATCCATCAAAGTACGAGACTACCAAATTGATGCTGTACGCTTGGCTATTTCCAGAAATCGTTCTCTTATTGTTAGTCCTACTGCTTCTGGTAAGTCTTTAATAATATATGCACTGACCCGTTACTATCAGATGGCAGGACTCAAGACACTTATTCTAGTCCCTACAACTTCATTGGTAGAACAGATGTACAGTGACTTTGAAGATTATGGGTGGTCATCAGGCACATACTGTCAGAGGATTTATCAGGGCCATGATACGAGGGTTACAAAAGATGTGGTGATATCAACTTGGCAGTCCTTGTACAAGATGCCAAAAAAGTACTTTCAAGATTTTGGTTGCGTGATTGGTGACGAGGCACATTTATTTAAGGCAAAGTCTCTGACAGGGATTATGACAAAACTACATAATTGTAAGCATCGTTTTGGTTTTACAGGAACACTTGATGGGACAGAGACACACAGACTTGTGTTGGAGGGATTATTTGGTCCTGTAGAGAAAGTAACAACAACAAAGGAGTTGATGGATAAAAAATCACTAGCAGACCTAAAAATAAAATGTCTTGTTCTCAAACACTCTAATGTTCGTGAGAAAATGACATATGCAGAGGAGTTGAAACATTTAGGAACTTTAGATGCCCGTAACGAGTTCATCAGCAGTCTTCTATTTCATATTCCGGGCAACACACTTTGTCTGTTTCAATTGGTGGAAAACCAAGGACAGTTGTTATATGACAAAGTAATTGATACTAGAGACAATGGTTTCTTTGACGATAGAAGGAGAAAGGTATTCTTTATCTACGGCAATACAAGTACTGAGGAAAGAGAAAAGATTAGGGCAACCGTTGAAAATGAAAAAAATTCTATTACAATCGCGAGCTACGGGACTTTTAGCACTGGTGTTAATATTCGCAACATTAACAACATCGTGCTCGCAAGTCCAAGTAAATCTAAAATACGAGTGTTACAATCAATCGGAAGAGGATTGCGTAAGAGTGAAACTAAGCATTCCGTTTTGATATTTGACATTGCTGATGACATGACATTTCGTAATCAACCCAACTTTACACTTAATCACTTTACAGAAAGACTAAATATTTACAACAGTGAACAGTTTGATTATGAAATTAGCAAGGTAAAACTACAATGAACGAACAAGGACTACAAGAAAAACTCGCAACAGGATATCAGATAGAAGACCCAGATGAGATGACTCCGCGTTATCGTAACGTTCTGGTAAATACAATTCATATTGCTGCTGATCTAGAGGTAGTGACACTACCAACTTATTCACCAGCTATCAAAACCTCACCTACACTTGAGGATAAAATTGCAGTGGCATCTGCGTGTCAGGATGAACTAGGTCACGCGCAAGTTATGTATAGACTGTTGGAAGACTTTGGTTATGATACTCATGAGTTTTTATTTGAACGTGACCCAGAGGAGTGGAGAACGTTTCAGATGTTAGAGTTTCCTCATGAGGATTATATTGAAACTGTTGTGAGTATGTGTTACGGAGACAGGGCTGGATATATTACAACAGTTGACCTTGAAGAGAATTGTAGTTATGCACCACTTGCTCGTGGATTAAGGAAAGTAAACTTTGAAGAAACTTTCCATGTTGGTCATGGTGAAAAGTGGACTAAGTTCTTTTGGAACAAGGACGATGAAAGCAGAGCCAGAGTACAAGAGTGTGTAGACTTTTATTTTCCTCTATGTGCTTCATGGTTCGGTCTACCTGATGATTTGAAAACAAGACCTGACCAACAAAAATATAGAATCCGTGGTGGTACGAATGATGAGATGCGTCAGATTTGGTTAAGTAGAGTTGTTCCTTACAGTGAAAGTGTAGGTATAAAGATTCCAGCACACTATGACGCAGAGTGTGGTAAGTTTGTTCTTGATTACGAAGCACCTATTCGATTGAATGAGGAAACAAGAACTTGGGATTATAATGATACAATGAGTTGGGAAGAACAACTAAAAATATGGAAGAAGGGCAGTAAACACAAAGTGCCTAGTATAACAGATGTGCAAACTGAAAGCTGGGGCACAGAACTTTGGTAGGATTTAGTAAAATGTTAGATACAGAATACAAAGTCGTAAAGTTAGTCAGTGGCGAAAACATTATCTGTGAAGTAACAGATTATGGCGAACATTATGAAATCTGTAATCCACTACTCATGAGTGTTATTCCTCGGATGAGAAGGGGCGCTGTGACTGAATCACTTGCGTTGTCAAGATGGGTTCAACCTTTCACTGAGCAAAAATATTTTGAGATTGAAAAATCTAAAATAATCCTTACTGCAAATGCATCTGCCGGATTAGCAATCTACTATGAAAAGTGTTTGGAGTCTCACGATCAATACATACATGAAGGGCCCACCCATGAAGAACTAGAAGAAATTGACGAAGAAGAATACAATGAACTTCTAGAAGAACTAGATAATAACGAAGATAAGATTTATCACTGAAGACTCAACATAGTTGATTATACGCATTTTTTACGTGATGTCAAGTCACCTTTGGTACTTGACAAATAATGTGTCATATGTTATTGTGATGAAAGTTTTAGTTAAGGAGTAGTTATGGCTAAACGCAAAAAAGGTGAACATTATGTAGATAACAAAGTTTTTCTACAGGCGATGATTGAGTGGAGAGAGAAATGTGCTGTAGCTGAAGAGGCAGGCAATCAACCGCCACCTGTTACGAACTATATCGGTGAGTGTTTTTTAAAGATTGCAACACATCTTTCCTATCGACCTAATTTTATTAATTATACATACAAGGATGAAATGATTTCAGATGGTATCGAAAACTGCTTACAGTATGCTTCAAACTTCAATCCAGAGAAGTCAAAGAACCCTTTCGCATACTTCACACAAATTATCTACTACGCCTTTTTGCGTAGAATACAAAAAGAGAAAAAACAAACCCATGTCAAGAACAAGATTGTTGAAAAAACAGATCACCAATCGTGGACAACAATGACTTACGACGATAGGTCATATCACATTCCTTACACGTTTGCTATGGAAAATCTTCCTGATGAGGATGTGTACAAACCAAAGAATAAAAAACCAGAGGAAAAAAAGAAAGCTGGTTTAGAACATTTTATGGATGAGGGTGAAACAGACGCAGTTAGAGGATACGATTAATTGAAGATCGCACTTGTAACAGATACACATTTTGGTGCTCGTAACGACAACCAGAATGTGAATGATTACTTCTATAAATTTTATGATAACATCTTTTTTCCAGAGTTGGAGAAGAGAGGTATAACTACGTGTGTGCATCTTGGAGATGTAGTAGACCGTCGCAAGTTTATTAGTTTTAAGATTGCTAATGACTTTCGTCAACGGTTCATCAATCGTTTTGCAGAGTTGGGTATTGATCTACACATCATTATTGGTAACCACGATACCTATTACAAAAACACAAACGAAGTAAACTCTATGGAAGAACTTGTTGGTAAAGATAGGTGTAATATCTATACAGGCCCAGAGGTTGTAGAGTTTGACGGTGTTCCTATTCAG